GCGGTCGCAGACCAGGTGCGCGAGCTAGAGGAAGAGTATGGTGCACTTGGATTCAGTGTTGAGAGCAACCTGCGGGATATGCTTCGCACTTTCTCCAAATGCCCCGAGTCAGTCACTCAGGACTTTGGTAGGCTTGCTAAGATAGTCCCTGGGTACGATGTCAATCCCATCTATTCGTACATAGACCGAGCCAAGAAAATGGGCAAGCCGAACCCCAGGGGCAAAGCAGAGATGGTGGGAGACTTCGGGGTTAAGGTGACAGGCCACACGGATGAGGAGCGCAGCCATTCACTGGACAAGTTGAAATGTGCCGCACGAGTCATGCTAACTATGAGCGACATTGGCACCAGGGCGCTAGACAGCATGACTGACGACGAGAGGGATGCCTGCAAAGATGACCCACTTACTCGCATACTGGCTAAACTCAGGGTCATGCAGCGGAACGTCAGCTCGGCTGTGAGCCTCCGCGTCACAAATGACCTATACGTCCCTGCAGACAGGGCTAGTGATGCACGTGCCCAGGCCCGTGAGCTTGTCACCAATGGCTCCATGCCCGACAATGAGTACGCAGGCGCCTACCTCGATGTCGGGAAGACTCTAGCCTATCGCGAGCGGGGAGACCCTGACATAGCCATACTCAAGGCGTCTGCAATTGTTAGTAGTGACATGTTCCTCGCGATGTCCAACCTCTCAGGTGTACCACGGGCTACTCCCACCAGGGGCAACGATGGCAACAGGGCCAAGGGGAGTGGCACTATGATCACAGACTACCTGCTGGACAAGTTCCCTAGCCGCAAGGCTGCCCTTGCGTTCATTGCCACCAGCATGCCAATAGCTGCCACCTCTGACAAGATAGAGACCAACAAGTACCCACTCAAAACACGGGTGATAACGTCCATGTGCGCAGAGGGTAGGAGGCTGCAGGGCGAGTATGAGTTCAATAATGGGAAGGTCCTTGTGAATGTCCCTGGCTTCATGCTAGGCATCCCCCCTTCCGACCGGCTAAAGCGCACTTACGCAGTCGTCAGGCAGGACGTCAAGCCTGGCAAGACTCGTCTCTTTGGGTCCCTAGACCTCAGCTCCTTCTCACAAGGGATGCATTGGGACGTGCAGGTCGCAACGAATGACGTGCTGATGGACGCTTATGGGCTCAGCGAGGAGTATCAGAAGCTGATCGAGGCATGCACTATCAACTCGTACATGATTCGGTGCCAAGCTGGTGTGAGGTTGTTCATGGTCAACTCTACTGGCTCGAACTATGAAGGGCTAGATGGGAAGCGCAACACCTTCATGCATTGCACTCTCTGGTACTTGGCCAGGTGTGAGGCCTACAGACTTGGGCTGGTTGAGTCGATGAGGGCTTTCGTGTACATAGATGACGGGGCCTTCTCCCTAGACGTCGAGACAGCTGTCAAGGACGAGAGCATCAAGACCCTGAGAGAAGCCCTGATCAAGACCTACACTGAGTATGGCTTCAAACTCAACTTGTCCAAGACAGTGATATCTGAGAGCTACATGCAGTTCCTTAATGAGCTGTTCCTGCATGGGGTGCATATAGGTTATGGGTTCCGCGCCCTGTGCCATACTGCTGCACAGTCATTTCCTGCCATCGCCACGATCTCTGAGGAGTTGGCAGTGATCACAGGCGGCATCCGGGGAGCCGGCGCTGCAGGTGGGCACAGCTTGCGCCTGTTGGTTGGCCTCTCATACATCCTCTGGCTGTACGTGGCGGGTGTTGTTGGGAATAAGGGCAGGGCACTAGCCACCAGGGATGCGTACCACCTCGCCACTGTGCTCTACTTGCCTACAATAGCTGGTGGATGGGGTGTCTCAAACTGGACCCAGCTCTATGGCAACCTTGCTGGAAACCGTGACATCGAGAAACTCGACCGCCTGGCTACTATGAGCAGGCTTGTCAAAGAACGACTCCCAGAGCGTCACCCCAAGCTTGTGAGTTACATCAAGTCGAACATGCTAGGCACCACTACCACAGCCAAGTCGCTCATTCCTGACAGA